GTAACATAATCGACGTTCCAATATTCCGGATTCATCTTTTGCCACGGTGCGATTATAGATTGATATTCGAGATCGTTTTGTATGCGCTGTATGTCTTTTTTGTAAGAATCAAATTTCGTAGCATAATCGTACTCTATAATCGTTACATTGGGTCGATTTAATTTTTGTATTTTTTCGACTTGATCTGGGCTAGTGTATACGATAATATGATTATCTAAACTGGCCATATAGGAAAATCTTTCCATATAGGTATCAGTGCTGCGTACTAGATAATCCGGATAGCCTTTTTCAGCAGTCCAGTCGCCTCGACCTATATCAAAAAATGCAGTCACGATAGTTATCTTGTTATCTTTCATAATTCATGTCCATTTAAGTTAAAAATATCTTGTTGAATTGATCCATGACCGGCTTAGGCTGAAACGGTGCGACTAGGCTTCGGTAATCAAATTTATAAATTTCAGGGTCACGTAAACTTAACAATTTCTCTATGATATTTTCCGGAGTATATAGTGTCTGCGTTGATGATAGCAAATCAACATGATTCATATCAACCCCCCAGTTCCATGCTAGTACAGGCTTGTTGTGGAAAAGGAATTCACATATAGACAATCCAAAAGTCTCACCCTGGAAGCGTCCATGGAACATCGCATCACATGCATGTATAAAGTCTGTCTTATCCTGTTGGCTATAGATGGGGTCTAGGAAAATACAGTTAGGATGATCTATAAATTTATGTGTATTAACAAACAAGAAGACATATCTATCATCCTGTGCGAGTATCTGTTCTATCGCTGAATATACAAACGATAGATTAAATTCAAATTTACCACCATATCTACCCAATACGATCTTATCCTTAGGTATCCCTATACGCTCCCTTAACGGATATACTGGATTCTGTGGTAGATCTACGATATGTGGAACATAGTTGTTTGGATCTCCGGACATAGTATTTGCTAACCAGCTGCTAACGAAGCTATATCTATCACCATGTGGTTCATTGCTTTGGAAAACAGTGTGTATAAGATTCTTAGTATTAGTTGTGATCTGATAATCTATAGTTCCGTGTTTGAGGAAGTAGATAGCATCAAACGAATTCTCCTCACATATACGATTAACATCATCCTCAAATGAATCGTATGTTATTAGTTCAATATCTCTTTTTAAATCATCTATTATCTGCGGCTTGTTTCTATCTTCATCGTCATACATCATATGATTCTGATTATATATTATAACGCTTTCGTTACCTAGTATATTCTGATTGTATCTAGCATAATCTCTGATAGCCGTAGTAGTGCCTCTATATGTGAGATTAAGATTATGGAAGGCTATACGCATTTTTGTTTTCCTAAAGTATTAGACTAACAGATATGCGTTTAAATGTCAACCGTTAGGATTTTTTCGAATATCGCTATACATTTTACCACTTCCGTATGTTTCTCCAAAATTACTTTGGAATGTAGCAGCTTTAGGACTGGAACTATTTGGTCCACCGCTAAAATGACACCATTCACCTCGACCTTGTTTCTCGATGATACATTGGCCAACTGGTAATTTGTTCTGTTTTACCCATGTCATTACTTTCATATGGTGCTCATGACCGCCATGACTTAACCATTGTACATCAGCAGCACAGCCTCTACCATGATCGCCTTGCCAATTGTTGTTACCATTTGGAGCACGAAATCCATTAGTGACATTCCAACCTGGCCAAGCTTCAAATATAGGATCTAGTATATTAATAGCCAACCACGAAAGATTTTCAATTATTTGATCCGCAGTAAATGCGTATTTGCCACATTTCTGTCCGGCTTCTGGAATGGGATGACTGCTATATCCGGTTGCTCTCGATACCTGTCCCAATGTTAGGAGTTTTGATATTTTCTTTCCATATGGTATCGGTCCATCGCCATCTCGCCCTGTTAACATGGGTGCTTTTATAGTTGGATCAGTGCCTGCCCTAGGTTTACCTTCTTCGTCGGATACCTTAGTTGGAGCTGATCTTAATTTATCTTCTGCTGCATTAATGCGTCCGTTAGTCATTCTTTCAGGAACGGTTCTTATTTGATTCTGTAGATTAGGTGGGAGTAACCCTTGCATCTGTGATCTCGGTATGATAGTTTCTGCCATACCTAATCCAAAAGAATTTAGATTTTGTGTCAATCCACTCATAGCACCAAGACTTGATAAATTAGATAAGTTTGGAGGAAGAACCGGAACTCTACCACCAATCAGCCCACCGATCAGTCCACCAACTGCTGCGCCCGCAGCCGAAGCACTAGCCATACCTAGTACGTTTAAAGGTAATCCAATACCAATGTTTACACCAGCGGACCTTAGTGCTACGTTTGCTGCTAGTCCCATCATCTGTGAACTAACTGGTATACCTGATACGTTTTTGTTTAATGATATCTTAGCTACAGTTCCAACTATAGAAGAGATAGCTGAAGAAGTTTGAGCATTTGTTCCTAATAGGTCTCTAGATAGATTTCCTGCGACATTACCCGCAACATTACCCAGTATGTTATTTCCATATGTACGTGCTATATTAACCGGTATCCCACCGCCGTATGCCCCACCTGTCGTCCTCGATAATGCCTGTGATCCAATAAGACCTGTATAACCAGGCACTGCTCCCAATCCCATCCCACCACTTGCTGATCTCAGTGCAGTTCCTGCCATGGCACCCAGTGCTGCACCCCCCACTAACTGTGACACTGCTCCGAGGCTTATTGGACCTTTTTTTACAAGTCCGGCTATGACACCGACCCCTAACAGTGATTTAAATACCGGAGGTAGAGCTGATTGGAATTTACTAAGTATGCTCCCACCCGGAACATTCATCATCAGGGCTTCCATTCCTCCGATAACACCTTTACCAGCATCTCTGATAGCACCAAAGAATGGTTCTACAGACCCCTTGGGTTTTCCGGGAGAATCCTTTGGTGCGCCACTATCGTCGTCTTCACTATCTAATCCTCTTCGCAATGATTTGAGTTTAATATCAGCATTTGCTCTCGGATCGTTGGCTTTTTCTTTATCTTTAACACCAGTGAGTGCTTCGGTTGAGATATCTTTTGGACGCTCCGGTGGCATAACAGTGGCTACTTTACCATTAACTGATACAGTAGTTGGTTGAGGATCTTTAGATAAAGCGTCTCCCATTGCTGCTTTAGCCGTAGCTAAATCCTTAGCATATGCGCCAGCGTCGCCAATCTTATCCTTGATTGTAGTAATATTACCAACAAAACCGCCTGCACTTTTAGCTTGATTAACGGCATTTTCAAAATTAATCTTTCCAGCTAGTTGCTGTATTCCAGTAGCACTTAATCCTTTAGCTAAACTGGCAATACTCCCGCCTTTTCCTAACACTGCTGTAACTTGGCTCACTCCAGGGAGGCTGCCGATAGCACCGGTTAGTTCATCTGTTGCTGCTCCCGATGCCCGAGACATACCTGCTTCAGAAGCTGAATTACTTCCAAATTCGTTACCACCACCGACACTACTCTGAGAAGGATCAGAAGACGATCCCGCAGCATCACCTTCGGTACCACCTATCGGTGTCGTAGATCCTGCTCCGTAATCGCCGCCGCCTGTTTGTCCACTCGCAGATTCGTTGCTTGCTGCATCAGCTTCTGCTTGATTAGTGGCGCCGTCTGAATTACCTCCGAGATTTCCTGCATCACTCGATTCACCTGAGGTTTCTGCTGCTGAGCCTGCTTGTCCGGAATAATCCTCATTGTTGCTGTCTCGCTGTCCTACACTGCTTACACCGGAACCTGAATTACCTGCATCACTTCCTGCAGCATCTTCTTGTTGCGCTTGATCGGCATCTTGTACTGATCCGGTTGATTCACCTGGTGAACGGTCGCTGTTATTTTGATCACTATTGCTATTACCAGCAGCAGTTTCGTTTTGAGCAGCACTTTCTTCAGCTTGATTAGTCGAAGGTGTGTCGTTTGGTTGATTCGATGATTGGTTTTGTGTTGCTGTTTTTGCAGCCGCATCATCTTTGTATACTTGTTCTTTGATGGCATTATACTGTGCGTTAGAAATCTTGCCGTTATCTCGGTCGATGAATGCCTGTTGTATTCGTTCTGCACCAGGATCTTTTTTAGCTGTTAATGAATCTGCAAATGTTGGCATACATATATTTATCGTACATAAACACGAATAAATATGCACAACAGGAGATTTGATATGGGACAGTTATGGGCAGTAAAGGGCGATCCTAATAGCCACGGAAGCGGTGCGTTAAACGCCGATAATCCGAATACTGTATTTGTTAATAATATAGCTGTTATCGATCACGGCCCCGATAGTGCTGCTCCTGATGCTCTTTGTGATCCAATAGGGCCGCCGCATTGCAGTCCAGACACAGCCGCGGGCAGTGGAACTGTATTTGTATACAATAAACCCGCACATAGGAATAATGATCCTAGAGTGTGCGGGGCTGTTACTGTAGTTAGTTTACAATCAACTGTATTTTTAGATGGTTAATTATTTTATCTTAGATAACTTGCTTACATTTGTTTTGTAAGCAACTGTCCCATCTGACGTACCTTTTATGTACTGTCCCGCTGTTTGTTTATCAGTTTGTGCGATAGCAACAACTGCGGTTTTAGGAATATTAATATCACCGGCTATTTCAGCAGTGAATAAGAATGGTGTTAATGCCACACCCTGTGCTGTTACAGACAAAACTAAAGGCTTGCTAATCGTATAGACGAATGCAGTATCATCTACTATACGGGCTACGATTTCCTCACCAGTTATCAATTTAAAACTGTTTATTTCGCCTACTTTTACATTTTGAACTAACATGCTGCTACATCCTCTAACCCTATTTGTCTCTTTAATGTTTCTGGGTCTTGTTTATTTAACCCCGTGTAGCCGCCTTCAACTAACAGTTTATTTTCAAAATATATCTGAGGTACTGTTTTGTGACCTTGAGACTTTATAAAATCCAAACTAGCAGTATCCTCTGATACATCAATAGTATTATATGGTATACCATTCTTCTCTAACCAAATCTTAGCACGGTCGCAATATGGACAGTTTGGCTTGCTATACAGAGTTATCATTATTTTTTCCTCGAAGGCTTAATAGCTCTTCTGGCAGCTCTTTTAGCCATCGTCTTTATTGATGCTACGGGTTTCTTTCTAGCGGTTAGTTTTTTAGCCATCGATTATCTCCTTATAAAGAAAAGCCTACAAAGCTCTTCTCATCTACATCTTGTTTTACTGCTCCTACGATGTAAGAGCTGAGTTCTACTTCTTGAGGTGCTACCTGTACATCTGCACCTGAGATCCACTTCTGTGTCCAGGGCAACGGATTCGATCCGCCCTTGTACTTAGTCGGGAGGCTAACTGCTGTCATGCGTTTATTAGCAATCCAATCTACATATTCGCATAGCAACTGATAGTTAAGACCAATCATGCTACCGTCTTTAAACAGATACTCCGCCCATTTCTTTTCCTGGTCAACAGCATCATCAAACATTTTAATAGCATCTGCTTCGCATTCTTTTTCAATCTTAGCATAATCAGGATCATCCTTTGGAAGGATCTTGATCAATGTTTGGGTGCTAGCTAGATGTAGATTTTCGTCACGTGCGATAAACTTGATAATCTTAGCATTACCTTCCATCTTCTTAACTTCGGCGAATGCCCAGCTGCAAGCAAAGGATACATAGAAACGCACACCTTCTAAGATGTTTACACTCATTAGACATAACCAAATTAATTTCTTATGCTGATAAGCATCGTAGTCGGGTGCATTAGTAGCCATCTTGTTATTCATAGTGATAAGATCATCATAGTTTTTACTGATATCACCTGCACATTCAGCGATCTCCTGTATGTCCATCATCTCGTCAAATATCTTGCTGGGATTGCTGTAGATATTGCGGATGATATGGGTGTAACTGCGACTGTGGATGGTTTCACTAAATGTCCAAGTAGTAATCCAAGTTTCTAATTCCGGTAGGCTAACGACTGGTCCAAATGCTACTGTTGGCGCACGACCTTGTACACTATCGAGTAGGATCTGACGTTTTAGATTGCTCGTAAAAATATGTTGTTCGTGTACTGTAAGATCTTTGAAATCCTTAGCATCGCGTAGAATATCGACTTCAGTAGGTTGCCAAAAAAAACCAAGCTGACGTTCAGTTAGCTTATCGAACTGTTTATATTTCATAGTATCATAGCGTTGGATAGTTACCCCACCGTTTGGATCTAGGAACGCTAGTGACTCGGTGTGCTTTCTACGATTAGTGCTGTCGAATACTGAACTCATTTTCTTTACCTCTGTATGTATGTTAGCAGATTAATTTAGATAGTGCAACCTTCGCAGTCATCCTGCGGAGGTAAATCATCTAATGGTTGATCATCTGTGGTTTTGTGTACGTTAATTTCACCCTGCCCGTCGAACGTATTAAAGTAATAGAGTTGCTTGCCGCCATACTTATAAAACTGTAATATGTGTTTAAGCATCTCGCTAAGTGGAATCTTTTCATCTTCATAATATTGTGGATTATAGCTAGTATTAACGCTAATACCTTGGTCTATATATTTCTGCAATACAGCACAGATATTTAAATATCCTTCCGGACTCTTCTGATCCCATAATAGCTCGTATTTGTTTTTTAGTTTCTTAAATTCAGGAACTACTTGTTTCAATACACCATGCTTGCTCTGTTTGATACTGATAAGACTGCGTGGAGGTTCGATACCATTGGTAGCATTAGCTATCTGAGCACTTGTTTCTGCAGGCATCAGTGCCATCAGTGTAGCATTACGTATACCGTATTTTTTGAGATCTTCTCTTAACGAGTCCCAAGGCATACGTTCAACGTGCGGTACTAGTTCATCTATGTCACGCTTACGTGTATCTATAGGTACGATGCCTTTAGCATATTTCGTATCTTCTGGCTTACCGCACGGACCTTGCTCTTTTGCTAAGTTGACGCTGGCTCGTATCAAATAGTAGCTCATCGCTTCCATATATTCATCGACTTTTACAAGTGCTGCAGGATTACTATAGCTTAGATCGTTCTTAGCCAACCAATAGGCTAAGTTAATGATTCCGACACCCAGAGGACGATGTTCTTTTGTTGCTATCTCTGCTGCTAATACAGGATAGTCTTGATAACTCAATAGTGCATCTAATCCTCGCACTGCTAGTTCACAGGGTTTTTCAAAGTCTTTAGGTTCCTTGATAGAACCCCAATTGACTGCTGATAGAGTGCAGAGAGCAATACGTCCTCGATCATCAAACAAATGACTTAAAGGTTTAGTAGGCAGATCAATCTCAGCACATAAATTGCTCTGTCTAATAGGAGCCACTGTTTCGTCGAAACTGCTGTGTGTGTTTGCGTTGTCTACATTCTGCAGATATATACGTCCTGTATCTTTACGTTCTTGCATAAACGCCGAGAACAGATCGATGGCCTTGAGTTTCTTCTTTCTTAGCTTAGGATTGTTCTCGGCTTTTTCATACAGTTCTATGAAACGATCCTGATCGTTAAAGAAAGCTGTATAAAGGTCTGGCACATCATTTGGACTGAATAAAGTAATGTCACCTCCTTGGATCAAACGTTGATAGAACAGTTTATTAAACTGCACCCCATAGTCCATATGTCGAACCCTGTTATCTTCTACGCCCTTGTTATTTTTAAGGACCAGTAGATCTTCTACCTCATAGTGCCAAATTGGGTAGTAGAGGGTAGCAGCGCCATTACGGACGCCGCCTTGGCTACAGGATCGCACTGCTGCTTGGAACATCTTTAAGAATGGAACTACACCAGTGTGGCTAGCATCTCCATTACGTATAGGTGATCCAATAGCAC